TACCCAAGCGCATACGCAAATGCTTGGCTGGTTAGAACCTATAAGAAGCGTGGCGGCACTTACGCCTAAATTGGAGAAGAATTATGGCATCTATTAAAAAGAAAATGGCATACGGCGGCACTGCTAAAAAGAAAAAGATGATGATGGGCGGCGGCAAGGTTATGCCTAAGAAGAAGATGATGTACGGCGGTAAGGCCAAGAAGAAGTAAGCATGGCTAAACCAACGGGTGGCTTAACTAAATGGTTCAAGGAAGACTGGCGAGATGTAAAGACTGGCAAGAAATGCGGTCGCTCTGGTAAAGATAAAAAGAAGCGTCCCTATCCTGCTTGTAGACCAGCCAAAGTTGCGAAGCGCATAACTAAAAAAGAAGCAGCCAAAAAGACGGGACCACGAGCAGTAAAGTGGTCAGTCACTGCATCTGGTAAACGTAGAAAGAAAAGGACAGCAGCATGAAGGGTGTTAAACATTATTTCCGTGATGGGACTGAGCATAAAGGGGGCACACACAAAATGCCTAATGGTCAGCTACACTCCGGTAAGACACACGGTAAAAACAGTAAGCGTCTATTTCATTTTAAAGATTTAAGTGCAAAAGCCAAAGCAAAAGCCAAAAAGGTAGTCAAAGCCTAATGGCTCGTAAAGCAGATAAAATGCCAGCCCGTAACAAAAAGAACTTCCGTCCAACGAAGTCTGGTGCGGGAATGACTAAGGCTGGCGTTGCTGCTTATCGAAGAAAGAACCCCGGCAGCAAATTAAAGACTGCTGTAACAGGCAAAGTAAAGCCGGGAAGCAAAGCAGCTAAACGACGCAAATCATTTTGTGCACGTTCTGCTGGGCAAATGAAGAAGTTCCCAAAAGCAGCGAAGAATCCTAACAGCCGCTTGCGTCAAGCAAGGAGACGATGGAAATGCTAAACCTACTTGTTGGCCCAATAGCAGACCTAGCTGGGACTTGGTTAAACGGTAAGGTCGAAGAGAAGAAAGCCCAAGCAAAGACACGGGTAGCCAAAGCAGAAGCAGAGGCTGTCGTTATGCAAAAGAAAGCTACGGGTGAAATAGACTGGGACTTGAAGATGGCTGATGCTTCAGCGTCCAGTTGGAAAGACGAGTGGCTTGTAATTTTATTCAGCATACCTTTAATCTTAGCCTTCATTCCGGGAATGGAAGATATTGTATCTCGTGGATTTCAACAATTGGAGCAAATGCCTCAATGGTACCAGTACAGCTTGGGCACGATTGTTGCTGCAAGCTTTGGAACACGAGCGGCAACAAAATTTTTCGGAAAGAAATAAGGAGAAAACCAATGGCACCACGCCGAAGAATGCCTCGTCCACCTAGACCCCAAGATGTTGGAAGTGGAGGAAGACGTCCCCCCCGCCGTATTCCACGTCCACCTAGACCCCAAGATGTTGGAAGTGGAGGAAGACGTCCCCCCCGCCGTATTCCACGTCCACCTAAACCATCAGACACTGGTGGTGGTATGAGGCGACCAAGACGTCCACGTCCACCTAAACCATCAGATACTGGTGGTAGGAGGCCACCAAGACGTCCTACACGTCCAACGGGTCCAAGTCGTCCACCACGTCCACCACGTCGTATAAGACGTGCTATACGTAGACGCAGGTAAATGCGTCAGTGGTTAAAAGCCGTAATTGAATACAATGCTATTGCTCGTCTCACCATGATTGCGAGTATAGCAATGTCTTGGCGATGCGCTGAATGGTTTATGAATATTCCTGACCCTACCATGCAACAAAGTGCGTTTGTTTCAGTTATCATGGGTGTGATGACTGGTATATTCGGTATCTGGATGGGTCAGGAAAACAGGAGCAAAAAGAGCGACTAATGACAGCTATAATTTGGGCACTAGTATTAACAGCGTGTACTCCTAGCGGAGAATGCTACAACCAAACAATTCAATGGTTTGATGGTGAGCCAGAGTGTTTGGAAATAAAAGCAATACACGAAAGTATACCCTCTGATGCTTCTTGGAAAACTGTTGACTATACTTGCAAGATAATAGGAGCCGTTGGTATATGACTGAGGAAAGAGGCAAAGCAGGATTTCGTGTAAGGGCTAATACACGAGGTTCTAGCAAGAACATAAATACTGGAGATTCTTATGTTCCTAAAGTTAAAGTAAAAACAAAAGGTAGAGCAGCAGAGGGTGAAGGAACTATTGACTTGGGAAGAATTAGTTTAACTGGGGGGGGTGTCTACGATGAAAGCAATACCTCTGTATCCTTTCCCGGAAACAAAGTCGGCCTTAGTGATGAAATGAATAATTTTATATACAAGAAATTATCTGCAGGTTTAGGATACAAATTACCTAACGATTTAAAAATAAGTGGGTTTGTTGATCGTGAAAAAATGACAGGACAAAAAGGTAAAAACGCTAAGACTGTTCAATTATCTGGTAATCTTAAAGGAAGCAATTTTGTAGGCTCTTTGACAAGGCTATCAGACGGGGAGACAGTAGGCAGATTTAATTTACGAATACCCTTTGCTTTTGGGGGTAAAATAAAACCTCGTGGTAGGAAGGCAACATATTAATGAAATACAACTCGTCTCACTTCTTAGATAAACTAATCGAACATGAAGGCATGGTTCTTACTGTGTACAAAGATAGTTTGGGCATTGAGACTATAGGTATTGGTCGAAATCTAAAAGATCGTGGTATTAGCAAAGAAGAACTAGATCACCTTGACATACCCAGTATGGATACTGTATATGAACATGGTATTACAGAAGCTGATGCTCGTTACCTTGCCATGAATGACATGGCTATAGTCGAACGGGAGTTGGTCGCTGTTCACAAATGTGTTGAAGACCTAGATGCAGTTAGGCAGTTGATCCTTATGGATATGGCCTTTAATATGGGAGTGCCCCGTTTGTGCAAATTTAAGAACATGTGGTCTGCAATACATGAACAGAAATTTGATATCGCAAGTTTGGAGATGATGGATTCGCGTTGGGCACGGCAGGTAGGACGACGAGCACGTATACTTTCAGACGCTATGAAGTCAGGAGAATTTTAATGAGTAATTTGGAAATTATAAATTACCTAAAACCAAAAAAGATGGGGTCAGGGGCTAGAACAGTTGTGGGGAAAAGCCCAACAGAAACCAATATTCGCAGTAAAAATTATGGTAAATATAGATCTCGTAAGGCTGCTGATAGCGTGGAGAAAAACTTCCTTGAAAAAGGTATTGAAATAGTAAAAAGGTTAGTAGATTGAAAGTAGCTATGTTCTGCATCATCCTTACTGCTGAACCATCAGTATGGGAGATGGATGCCAAAGTTGTTTCAATGCACGATGCCATGTCAGCCTGTCACATGGCTCTAACTGAGCACGGTTTTGAAAAACCAAATGATAAATGCTTTTGTGTAGTAGCTGATGCCAACGAGAGTCAATGAAAACACGGAAGTTGCGTTACCATTACGTAACATAATAAGCATGGTAGCTGCAGCGTCTGTGGCAACATGGGCGTACTTTGGTATTATCGAACGCTTGAATCAGATAGAAACTAACATCACCATGATGGAGTCTGATTTAGCACAGAATACAGAGTTCCGTATAAAGTGGCCTCGTGGCGACATGGGTAGCTTGCCAGCCGACAGTGAGCAATATATGCTAATAGAGCATCTTGCGGGTGAATTAGAAAAATTGCAAACCGATATAGAAAGTGGCAAAGCTCCCTACGACCAACAACAAAAACTAACGCTAGAGTTTTACGAGAAGCGTATTACGAACCTAGAAGAGAATATAGAAAAACTGAGAAACGGCGATGGTTGAACTTACCTTTGTATTGTTGTTAGTAATGGGTGGGGAAAAAGTAGAGTATACACCATACCAGTCTTTATCCGAATGCCTGTCAGTGCGGCGTAAAATAAAACGTAATGTAGGCCCAACCAACAACTTTGACCAAAAGTGGTCATGCAAAGAACTAAAAGTAAAAGTAAAAGATGGTGAGATATTGGAGATCGTAGAGTAACCTATGCCCCCACGTAACCATAGAGACTGGATAAAGAAACCTAAAGTAGAGCACATAAACTCTCTTATATATTCTGATCGTAGTTTATATGAACAAGAACAAGAAAACATATTTTCTAAAGTATGGGTTCCTATGTGTCACATCAGTGAGATGCGAAACAAGGGTGATTATAGGACTACACGAATTGCAGACAAAAGAGTTATTGCAATTAACATAGACGGTAAGAATGTTCAGGCTTATTATAATACTAACGATATTGACCATCGTAAACCTGCTGGAAATATTACCTATGATTTTGCTACCGTAGAAAAACCTCTGCATAGTGAGGTCAAGCATGGTGGCATGGTCTGGGTTACATTAGACCCCAATCCAACTCAAAGCGTAGACGAATGGACAGCAGGTGCGTTTGATTGCATAGCTGATGCAATAGATGCAGAAGAAATGGAAGTGTTTCACTACCATAAGGCCGTAATAAATACAAACTACAAACTGTGGCACGATACTAACAGCGAGTTCTACCACGATTTCATGCACTACTTCAATCGGGTGTCAGGGTTCAATGATGAGTATTTTGCTAGAAAGAACATACCATTTGATAATGGACATGTTAATGTCAGCAGCTTCACAGTCAACTACGAAGAGTACGATGGCTTTGAGGATAGAGGAGAGCTTAGTTTCCCTAATCTCCCACCCAATCAATGGTACATGGTGGACTTATTCCCCGGATTTAATTTTAATTT